GTGTCATATTGATAACAAAGCTTCAGCTTCTGCAAAAGATTCTAAATGTGATAAAAAAGAATCAGAAATAACTTATATACCATGTGGGCATACAAATGTATTATGTGTATCGTGTGAAAATAAAAATAAAGATAAAGATAAAGCTAAAACTACATGCAAATTATGTAATGAAGAAATACATAAAAAAATACATATTTATTCATTTTAATAAATTAATAATTATCAATTGTTTTGAAATCCCAATTTGCTTTATTATCACTATTATGAGCTAATTGATAATCTGTAGATCGTCTTTCAAAAAAATTATCTTTATTAAGAAATCCAATAGTTTCCATAAATTGAAATTGATCGGGCATAGATGTATTATATAATTTTTCATAACCTAACCCAACTAAAATTCGGTCAGCAACATATTCAATATATTTATTCATTAATTTTACATTCATTCCAATTAATTCAACTTTAATCGCATCAATTGTAAAAGATTTTGAAATTTCAACTGCTTCATTAATTATAGAATACATTTCATCATTTGTTAATTTATGTACAATATGTTTATAAATTTCAAAACCAAATGTTGTGTGCATTCCTTCATCTTTTGCTATATAATTATTTGATTGAACTAAACCCTTCATTTTATCTTCACCTAATATTTTTTTTAACCAATAAATAGAAGCAAACGCACCAGAAAACATTAATCCTTCAAAAATAGTAAAAGCAACAATTGAAAATGCTAGTCTTCTTTTAGCAGAAATCCATTTTCGGCCCCATTCAATCATTTGTTTAATACTTGGTACGGTTTTAAAAGCATTAATTAATTCATCTCTTTCATTTGAATCTGTGATAATATTAATTAACATATCAGCATATACTTCACCATGAATATTTTCAATTGATTCTTGAAACGAATAAGCAACTAAAGCTTCACGAACGGTTATTTTAGTAAAATTACTATCAATATTTTCAATTACAATTGAATCTGCCCCTGCAAAAAATGCTAAAACCATTTTAATAAAATGTTGAATATTTGGGTCGAGACTTTTAAAATCATATTGGTCTTGATTAAAATCAATCATTTCGGGGGTCCAAAATGCTTCAACATATTTTTTATAAATATCCCATAATGTTTTATATTTATTATCAATTGGTTTTATTGCTAATCTATAATTTTTTTCATTTAATAATTCTTCTTCTAAATCTTTTCTTTTTTCATCTTCTATATCAAAATTATCTAAACATAAATTTGTTATTTTTTGTTGTTCGTGTTCATGTTTAGTGTCTGAATTTACACACACACATGGAAAAATATGACACATATCACAAAGGACAAATTCTTGATTTTCAGTCATTATAATTTATATATTATATATAAAATTTTAATAATTTTAAAATTCAATTTTTTTGCTTAAAATCATACATTAAAATTAAATAATAAAAATTTTTTGATAATCTAATCTATATAAATAAATAATGGAATTAATATTATTAGAAAAAATTGAAACTCAAAATGCTATTAATATAACACAAAATAGTAATATAAATATGGATAATTTAGCAGTAAATAATAACACAAATAACACATATGACGACATTATAAAAAAACATAATATATCAATAAAAATAACACAAATATATGTAAAACAATATTTAAAAAATATAATTAATGCAATTAAAAATAATCCTGAATACGAAAATGAAAATCTACCAAGAATTATTAATCTTCATGAATTAACAAAAAATATTGTTGATGGATTACCAAAAACAATGGAGAAAGATAAATTTGATACTTATGTTGCAGAATATTTAATTGCTAAATCATCGTATCATTATTATTATGATTTAATGGCAGCACGAATTGCAATTGAAAGATTACATGATATTACACCATCAAAATTATTAATAACTGCAAAATTATTACAGCAAAATTTAGATAAAAACAATGATAACGCACCTATATTATCAAATGAAATATATAATATAATTTTACAACATCACGAAGAATTAGAAAGTCATATAAATTATAATAAGGATTTTAAATTTGATTATTTTGGAATAAAAACACTTGAAAGATCATATTTATATAAATTACATTTTACAAAATATAAAATTATTGAAAGACCACAACACATGCTTATGCGTGTTGCTTTGGGTATTCATAAAGATGATATAAAATCAGTAATTGAAACATATGAATTAATGTCATTAAAATATTTTACTCATGCCACACCTACTTTATTTAATGCAGGAACACAAAAACCACAAATGAGTTCATGTTTTTTACAAAGTATTGATGATGATATACAGTCAATATTTGATGCTGTATCTGATATGGCTCATATTTCTAAATGGGCCGGCGGCATTGGAGTTCATTTATCTTCAATAAGAGGCAGAGGCAGTTTAATAAGAGGCACAAATGGTTTATCACATGGTATTATCCCATTATGTATTTTATTAAATAAACTTGCAAAATATATTAATCAAGGAGGAAAACGAAACGGATCAATTGCATGTTATTTAGAAACATGGCATACTGATATTTTTGAATTTTGTGAATTAAGAAAAGATACTGGTAATGATGATAATAGAGCACGAGATTTATTTTTAGGATTATGGACACCGTCGTTATTTATGGAAAGAGTAAGAAATGATAAATTATGGAGTTTAATGTGCCCGGATGAATGTAAAAATTTAAATAAAGTTCATGGAAAAGAATTTAATGAATTATATGAAAAATATGAGAGAGAAAAAAAATATACAAGACAAGTAAAAGCAAGAGAATTATGGAAGCATATATTAGAAGTTCAATCCGAAACTGGATTCCCATATATTTTATATAAAGACAATGCGAATGCTAAATCAAACCAAAAAAATTTAGGAACAATTAGATCATCAAATTTATGTGCTGAAATTATTCAATACTCAGATGAAAATGAGACGGCAGTATGTAATTTAGCATCAATTTGTCTGCCAATGTTTGTATCATTAAATAGTCATAATAAACCGGAATTTAATCATGCTAAATTAATTGAAATATGTCGAGTTATTGTAAGAAATATAGATAAAATTATAGATAATAATTATTATCCAACTGAAAAAACCAAAGTATCAAATTTTAGACATAGACCAATGGGCATCGGCGTTCAAGGATTAGCAGATACTTATAATTTAATGGGTTATGGTTTTTCATCAAATGGAGCACGAGAATTAAATAAAAGAATATTTGAAACAATATATTATGCATGTTGCACTGAATCTAATAATTTAGCAAAATTAAAAGGCTCATATGAAACATTTGCGGGCTCTCCATTTTCACAAGGACAATTGCAATATCATTTATGGGGATTTACAAATAAAGATTTATTAATGGGGTATGATTGGGATGAATTAATTAATAATATTAAAACTTATGGAATGAGAAATTCATTATTAACTGCATTAATGCCGACTGCATCAACGTCGCAAATTATGGGAAATTCAGAATGTATTGAACCATATATGAGCAATATTTTTAAACGTTCAACATTAGCCGGGGAATTTATTGTTGTTAATAAAAATTTAATGAAAGAATTAATACATAGAAATTTATGGGATGATGATATGAGAAAAAGAATTATTATTGAAAATGGTTCTATTAAAAATATTGAACATATACCAAAAAAAATAAGAAATATATATGAAACTGCATTTGAAATCGGTCAAAATCATTTAGTAAAGCAATCCGCAGAAAGAGGAAAATTTATTGATCAAGCACAAAGTTTTAATCTTTTTATGGCAAAACCAAATTTTACAATTTTAACATCTGCTTTATTTGAAGGTCATGATTTGGGGAATAAAACTGGTATGTATTATTATCGTTCGCTACCAGCCATTAATCCTATAAATTTTGGTATTGATATTGATGATATTAAAAGACTCACTAATAAAGATACTATCAGTGAATATATTCATGAAGATAGTGACAATGAAACTAATTATAATTTAATTAAAATTGTTGAAAAACCTGTGCAATCACATGCACAAAATAAATGGAAAAATGCTAAATTAGAAGATTGTATTTCTTGTGGTTCTTAAAAATTGAATTATTTATTTATATTGTAATTTGTAATATTATTTATTAAAAAATGCCAAGCAAAAGCGATATACCTTTGTTATTGTTTCTTTTTACTTTCTGCACATTTGCGGATTGTGCTTTTTGTATGGATGAAGCATGTTCGGCGTGTTCGTTTCTGAAAATAAAAATTGATTATTTTGCTGAAAAGATAAATTTTCAAAAGCTAATTCAAGCAATTCTTACGAAGAAATACCTGACAAATATTCTTAAAAATATTGGTATATTAGTTATTACAACTGAAACGAATGAAACTAATAAAACTAATGAAAGCAACCCAAATAAACCAACACAATTTATACAACTTAACATTGACACAATAGACGATTTAAAAATTTTCTATGGTGAATTATGGGGGTTGTTCATAAAATGCCAACAAAATGGGTGTTGTTCTAATGCGATACCATTTGATACTAATTGTCATGAATGCATTAAAGCACGTGACATAAATGAATATAAATATTTGAGTTCAAGTGCAGAACCAAGAATTGCGACTGAACTTGCAGAATACATTGAAGATTTAATGCAACAAATAAATTAATTAAGAGACAATATTTTTTATTATTATTTATAATAATATAATGGAGAAAACAATATTACAATATATTGAAGATAATAAATGGGATAAAATAATAAAACTAATAAAAGATAAAAAATTTGTGAATGTAAATACAACACTAATTAATGGGAATAATTTATTTCATTTAGCATGTATTAATTTAAAATCAAAAATAATTAAAACATTACTTGATATGAAAAATAAAAAACAAATAAAATTAAATACAAATTTATTGAATAGTGATGGTATTCCGGGTATTCATCTTTATTATAAATACGGTGGGACGGATTTAAGCATATTAGATAAAGCAATTATTTGTCATATTGATATATATTCTAATACAATATTAAATTATGTACTTTATAATCCTGAATTATTAGAAAATTTTGTAGATAAAATGATAGAAAGTAAATGTATTACAAATTTATATTTTATTATTGATGTTAATAAAACATTTTTTACAAAATTAACTGAAAAAATAAATACATGTATAAAAGAAGATATTAATAAATATAAAAACATAATGAAAAAAATATATACAGAAGTAAAACCAATAAATTTTATAAATATAACAATATATGAAAATTCAATTTATAATTTAACATTATTATTTGGTGAAAAATATAATTTTCTTACATATGAATTACATGAATTACCACTAGCAACAGCAATAAAATTTAATAAATTAACAATGATTATATTAATATTACAATATACCGAAAATACATTTGGATTAACAGATGTTAATAAAATGATACATTCATCAAAATATGATTATGATAATTATCCAATAATACTTGCAATAACAACAGAGAATTATGGAATATTATATATTTTAAAAAAATATATGGAAAAAATTTTAGATAAAGATATTGATATTTATTATGATTCACGTCATAATACTTATTTACATAGATTATTATTAATGAATAATATACATGAGAATATTGAAATATTAAAATTTTTTGTTAAACATACAAATCTCACTAAAAAAAATTATATGGGTTATTCATGTAGCTATATGTTATTTGCAACAAATTTATGGTTAAATGTAATAGATGAATTAAAAGGCAGAGAAATGGATTTAACAGATATTGAACATTTTATTGATGAAAAAGACATTAATTTATTTGATACTTTAAAAAGAACAATTAAAGAACCATTTGAAATAAAAAATACAAGAGAATTAAATAAATTATTTGGCGTTCGTGATATAAAAAATATACTAAATATTAATCAGAAAAATATAGTTCATTATGGTATATATGATGCTAAAAATTATGATAGAAATATATATTTAAAATATTTACAAAATTTAGATTTATATTTACCGTCAATAAAATATGATATTGTTGCTCAAAGTGATTTTATATATACATTAGAGATGAATGTAATAGCAAATAATAGAAATTTAATCAATGAAGTTAAGAATTTGGCTTTAACAATTTATACACTACTGCCCGCAATAATATTATGGCAAAATAAAAATCATTATTTTTCATTTCTAGAAAATGATAATGAAAATATCTTAAAAAATAATACAAAAAGATTTATTTATATTTATATAGTTATATTGAATACTAATGTATATGTAGCACACGCGAATTGTTTTATATATGATACAAAAACAAATAATGGTTATTTATTTGAACCATATGGAATGACAGATGTATATACAGATGATAATGAGGGACTTGATGAATTATTAATTAATATATTTAAAAAAGAATTTGGAAAAGTAAATTATTATTATCCGGAAGATTATATGAAAAATATTAATTTTCAACTAGTATCAAAAGATGGATTATATCATATAAAAAATATTGGTGATCCTGGTGGATATTGCTTAGCATGGTGTATATGGTTTGGAGAGATATTAATAAAACATCCTGACACTGAAATAAGTTTATTAATGAAAAATTTTATTAACAGAGAAAATATTAATTTATTATTAACAGAGAATGACATTAAAACAATAAAGTCAAATAATTATTATTTAGATTTTATAAGATTATATGGACAAAAATTAACAAATGAAAAAAATAAAATATTATTAAATATGGGAGTGACAAATTATGAATTATATAAAAATATATATTCAGATGATACAAAATTTAAAATTAAAAATTATGTAAATCAATAATTTCTTTTATCTGGACTAATATATTCTAAATTAAGAAATTTAAAAATATCTTTTTCACTATTTATTTTAAATTCTTTATTATTTTTATTATTTAATAATCTATATTCATTTAATGTATAATCCATACTTAATGCGACATTGCGTACATGTCTATTAAATTCTTTTGAACCCGTAAAATACATAATAGCAGTATAATATGATTCTTGTGCGATAAATCTAATATCAATTCTTCTACATGGATTTTTATTATATTGACAAATACCCATATATTTAGTTGGCGTATCTTTAGAAACAAAAGAACAAACTATAAATGATACACTTTCTAAATATTCTATAAATTTTTTCATTAAATTAGATTCTTCAACATCTTTTTTTTGTTTTAATTTAGAATGTGATATAATAACATCGATATCATTTGATGAATTATTTTCTCTTCTATAAGAACCACAAATAATTAAATCTAATTCTTTGTCTATTTTATGACAACATTCTAATAAATATAAATTAATTTCATCTATTTCTTCTCTTGGTATATTTTCTTTGATTTTATCAACATATTCAAGACCTTTAATAATATTATCTGGTAATTTTATTTTTTTATTTGTTAATGCTTCTTTTAATTCTTTAATTGTTGTAATATTATACTTATTATAAAGTTCGAATGCTTTTTTTTCACCTAAACCAAATATTTTTGTAAGTTCTGAATTATTAAAATTAATATTTTTAGAATTAGTTTCTTTAACTTCGGTGAGATGACCTAATTTTAATATTTCATCAATTCTATTTATTGTTCCTTTACCAATATTTTTATAATCTTTAATATCAGCACCTGATTTAATTTCAAAATCAATATTTTTAATTACTTTTAATGATTTCTTTAATGAATTAATTTTAAAAGAATAAATTAATTTATCTTTTTTTTTATATAATTCTTTTTGTAAATAATCTATTAATTTTTCAAACCATAATATAATATTCGAGTTCATAATAATATAATTCATATA